ATATGGTTGAGAAGGGAAGGATGCTGCCAGAATGGCACACAAGAGGCGGGCGATAAAGGCCGAGCTTGCCCGGACATTGGGTATAAGTGCTACCGCGCTAACAAAATTCCAGCATGATCCGACGTTCCCAGCGTTCGACGAAAAAAACGAGGCCGAGGTGTATGCCGTTTGCGTCTGGTGGTACCTGCGGAAAGAGGCACAGCCGGTCCCGTCTGATCCTGACATGCTGGCCGGCACTGAGTCCGATGGGCTGGAGCGATACAGGCTGGCACGAGCACAGCAGGAAGAAATCAAACTGGCTGAGCAACGGCAGCAGATTGTCAGACTGAATGATTTTGAGGAGGCTGGTCAGGCGATTCTGGGACCGTACAGGCGACTTGCCGAGCACGTGAAGCGGATGGGCAATAACGACGTTTGGGAAATGCTGGAGGAGGCGAACGCCGAAGTCCTGCGGGGATTGGACAACGCATATGCACATGCAGACACCGCCGAATTCGATACCGTGGACGGAATACGCGAAAACGAGCCGGCGGGCGTTGGCTGAGATATTTCGCCGGCACGTGATCATCCGCCCATTCCGGAGCCTTCGCCAGTTCGCCGAATCGGAAATCATCCTGCCTGATGGGCCGTTTCAGGGACAGCGATTTCGGTGCAACAGACAGCCGGCACATGGGCTGTTCTTTGACGCGGTGGACGCTGGCAATTTCTTCCGGTTTGCCTGCACAGGTCCGCAGCAGTCCGGCAAGACGCTGGCGTTCGTTGTCGTGCCGATTCTGTATCATCTGTTTGAAAGGCAGCAGACAGTTCTGTTCGGCTTGCCGTCGATGGAAATGGCCAACGACAAATGGCAACTGGACATTAAGCCGGCGATTGAGGCCAGCCAGTACGCACGATTCCTGCCACGGAAGGGAGCCGGCAGTCGTGGCAGCACTCCGGAGCTGATTCAGTTCACAAACGGGGCCAACCTGAAATTTATCACGGCGGGCGGCGGTGATGAAAAGCGAGCCGGGTTCACCGGGCCTGTGCTGGTGGTGACTGAGGTTTCGCATCTGGACGAAGTCGGCGGCAAGTCCGACGAAGCGACCAAACTGAAACAGATGGAGGGCCGCGTCAGAGCATACCGGGCGAGCGGGCAGGCGCGGATTTATCTGGAATCAACCGTGACCGTCGAGGATGGCCGGATCTGGCAGGAGTACCAGAACGGCACCGCTGGCGAGGTGGTTTTCCCGTGCGATTCCTGTGGTGATTACGTGTGTCCGAGTCGTGAGCACCTTCACGGATGGCAGGAGGCACAATCAGAGGCAGAGGCGGAAGCCAACAGTCGATGGGCCTGCCCGTCATGCGGGTGGCTGTTCGATGATGCGAAGCGGCGGGAGATGCTGCAGCGGGCAAAACTCCGGCACCGCGGGCAGCACATTGATTCTGCGGGCATTATCACCGGCGACATCCCGGCAACAAAAACGATGGGGTTTCGGTATTCCGCAGCCACAAATACGTTTGTGACTGCGGCAATTGTCGGGGCCGATGAATGGCGAGGAAAGCGAGAGATTGACGCGGACAACAGCGAGCGGGAGTTATTACAATGGACGTGGGCACTTCCGGCACAGCCGAAGGAGCAGGCCGTCGAACCGCTGGACTTCCGGACGATCATGCACCGCCAGAGCGATTACCGGCGTGGACAGATCCCGCCGGAGACTGTTCGCATTGCGGCAGGCGTGGACGTGCGAGCGGCACAGCTGGATTGGTTCGTCACGGCTGAGCAACGGGACGGACAGCCGATCTGTATCGACTACGGTTTCGAGCCAGTGCAACGAGATCTGGCGGACCTGAAAACAGCACTCCGGCAGGCTATCCGATTGCTGCAGGAAAAGTTCGACGTTGGCTGGCAATCGGACAGCGGCAATCGGTCGGCGGACATTGTTCTGATTGACGCAGGTTGGGAAACCGACATCATCCGCGAGGAAGCCGCGCGGCATTCATTGTGGAACACCAGCAAGGGTTTCGGATTCAAACAGCACCTCGGGCAGGTTTACAACGCACCGCGGGACCGTTCAAAGATCACGGTGAAACTCGGTGAGGGCTGGCATGACGTGCTGTTTACCGGATCTGCCGGACGTTATCGCGAGTACCAGAACAACGCGGACCTGTGGAAACGGCGAGTCCATCAGGCGTTGAGCGTCCCTGTGGAATCTCCGCAGGCGTTGCTGTTACCTGCGACCGATCAGCCGGAGCACCGGATTGAATTGGCCAAACAGTTGACCGCAGAACGCGAAGTTACGGCGTTTGAGGTGGGGAAAGGATCTGTGACGAAGTGGCAACAGACATTCACGCGCAATCACCTGCTGGATGCGGCGTATTTGTCGTTTGTCGGGCTGTCAATTTTGCGTTACGACAACGACACGGTAGAATCTCAGAGGCAGCGGCAGGCGGAAATTCAGGCCGCAAAAGGCGTGATTTCGGGTAAAAAAGCACAGAAATTCGTGAGGAATTTGCGATGAAACCGCCAAAAAGCCCCGCATACACAGAACGGCGAGAATACACACCGCGGCACGCTGTTCCGGGGTTCGGCATGTGTCCGTCATGCGGCAAATTTGCAACGGCCTATTGCAGCCACGAAACGGACGGCGTGCGGATTCAGCACCGGGCCTGTTCGTGTGGCAATCGGTTCAAAACAGTGATTTCGGGCAGTTGATACCAGTGTTTTGGTAGACCACAGGCGACAACGGCGCGAGAGTCTGCGATTGTGCGAGCATGGCACGATCCGCAACCGAACGATTGGCACTCTACGAAGGCATCCGCGACAAGGTCGAATCGGCTTTGTTGGGTGGTGCGCCGGTGGTTGCGTACACGCTGGACGGGCAGATGGTCCAGAAGGAGCCGACTTCCGAATGGTTGGCGGAACTGGACGCACGCATTGCCGATCTGCGGCGACAGGCGAGCGGCGGCATTCATGGTGCCCGCAATCTGGTGAGGTTCAGCCAATGAGCCAGACGCCAAGCTATGCAGACCGCGTGAAATCCGCTGCACAGTACACGCGGCTGGACGCCGTCATTCAGCGAGTTTCCCCGCGCTGGGCTGCAGGCCGGGTGAAGGCACGTGTTGACCACGAATTGCGGATGATGATGGCGGCACGGGCTGCTGACAATTTCGCAGCCTACGAAGCGGCTGGAAACGATCGGTTGCGCGGGGAGAACTGGATTGTCCCGAAGAACACCAGCAACGACCAACTGCAGGACGAGCTGGAAAAGTTGATTGACCGGGCGAACGATCTGTATCGGAACGACGTGTTCGCGGCGTCTGCAATCAACGGACGTGTGGACAACGTGATTGGGACCGGCATCCGCCCGCAATGCCGAGTACAGGCTGAGCGTGGAATTCTGACACCGCGACAGGCGGAGGAATTCCGCGTGATGTCGGAATGGTATTTTGCCAAGTGGGCGGAGTCGGAACAGTTCTTCGCTAAGCAGCGAATGCTGGAGCGGTGCAACGCAATCTACGGCGAATCGTGGCTGCACATGGCAGACGATGCGAACCCGGAAAAACCGGTGACGTTGACTGTGCAGGTTATCAGCCCGTCACGCATTCCCGTGATCACGTACAGCCGACTGCAGGCAAATGAACGCCGGCGACTGGGTTTGAGACTGGACAACAATAACAAGCCGATTGCGGCGTTTGTCCGACGCAGCCTGCCATACGATTCATGGCAGGTGGACGTAAAAGAGGATGAAGTCAGTCTGGTGGATTTGCTTCACTGCTACGAAGAACTGACGCCTGGGCAATTGCGAGGCGTCCCGTGGCTGTCCCCTGCAATGGGCAAGCTGAAGGACCTGAAGGACTTCGTTCACGCGCACCTTGTGGCGGAGCAGGTTGCGGCATGTTACGGGGCATTCATCACGGGTGTCACAGATCCTACAACGATGGCACAATCTGGCCGATTGGCCGGGCGCAGCAGTCTTGAGGATTTGGCACCCGGCACCATTCAATATCTGGCCGACGGTGAAGGCGTTCAGTTCAGCGACCCGGCAAGACCAGGAACGACGCTGGGGCCGTATGTCGAATGGGCATTGCACGGCGTGGCTGCTGCGCTGCGGTATCCGTATGAACTGCTGGCGAAGCAATTCACCAACAATTTCAGCGGCGGACGGTTGGCGTTGATTGATGGCAGAATCACGTTCAAAAATTGGCAGTATTGTCTGATTGAACAGGTGTTGCGTAAGGTCTGGGGTCGATTCATTGACCGGGCTGTCATGCAGGGTTTATTGCCGATTGACGCGATCACCTACGAAGAAAACCGCGACCATTTTTTGCAGCACCAATGGATTCCGCCAGGCTGGCCGTGGGTTGACCCCGAAAAGGAAGTCAAGGCGGACGTTGCTGCAATCTCTGCGGGACTGACCACGCAGACCGAATCACTTGCGGCACGTGGTCGAGACTTTGACGAGACGTTGCAACAGATCGAGCGTGAGCAGTTCGTCAAAGCCGACATGGAGGCCCGCGTGGCAGCCTATCGGGCATCGTTGGGGCTGGACGACACGCAGGACACGCAGGACGACAGCGACAACACGGACGACGCGCCAGACATGGGGCAGATTGCACGCGGTTCAGCACTGCTGGCTGCCCCGAAGAAATACGCCGGCATCGACTTCAGACCGCCCCAAGGCGTCAGAGATGAGGCACGGCAAGGCCTGGAATGGCGACGCGAGTACAAGCGCGGTGGCACTGCTGTTGGCGTTGCCAGAGCACGCGACTTGAGCAACGGCAAGGCGGTCAGCCCGAGCACGATTGGCCGTATGGTGCGATTCTTCGCACGTCACGAGGTTGACAAGCAGGGCGAAGGATTCAGCCCCGGTGAACCGGGCTATCCGTCAAACGGTCGGAGTGCGTGGGCACTGTGGGGTGGAGATCCTGGGCAGGCATGGGCCGGCAAGGTTCAGAAACAAATGCGAGCGAGGGACGAAGCCAATGCAAACAATTGACACCGCACCAGCTGCAGGCATGTTCCGGACGGACGCATCACGCACGGCACCACAGCGCGTTGACCGTCAGGGCAACGTCATCTACGGGGCATCCATCATGCAGGCCGGAAGCCTGAATGAAGGCGATGCGCGACCGTGGACAGCCGACATGCAGACATTGCAGCAGGTGGTGGACTTCGGGCAATCGTCCCGTGGCGGCATCAAAGCCCGATTCACGCATCCGAATATGTCCAATGACGGCATGGGTTCGTATCTGGGCAGGTGGGCGAATTTCCGATTGGACGGCGACACCGTTCGAGCGGATCTGCACATTGCAGACGCAGCATTCACGAGTCCGCAGGGCGATCTGGGAACCTATGTTCTGGACATGGCCGAACAAGATCCCGAAGCCTTCGGCGTGAGCATCGCGACGGCACTGGACGAATCAAATCTGCAGCAGTGGCAGGACACATTGCCAGACATGGCACCGGCAGACCGGAAGGCAGCACGGTGGCCGATGCGATTCACGAGATTACGAGCGGCGGACGTGGTGGACACGCCAGCCGCAACGCGAACCGGGCTGTTCAGTCTGGCAGATGCGGACTTGCGGAATCTTCCGGCACAAGCAACCGCACTGCTGGACACATATTTTACCGATGCGCCGCCTGACGTGGTCCGGGCACGCATCGCAGGATTTTTGGACCGCTATTTTAGCTCGAAAGGAGCACCGATGGCCACGGAAACGCAGGCGGCGGAAGTTGTGAATTCGGAGACACCGGCACCAGTTCAGCCTGCTGCGGATCTGTCGGCGGTTGAGGCGCAGCCGGAAGTGGTGGAGACGGCAACGGCGGATCTGGCACAGGTCGAGCGGCTGCGATGCAAACAGATCCGAGCGTTGTGCGATCTGGCTGGAGCCGGCGACAAGTTCAATGCGTTTGTTGATGCTGGATTCAGTGTTGAACAGACACAAACCGCATTGAGTGCGTTGGTGGTTGCACGAAATCCCGTGTTGGCGGCATCCGTCACACCGCAGGAAAGCGACCCGCATTCCGGGCTGCGAGCCGAGTTTGCAGACCTGCAGAAACGCGGCATGACGTTCGGCATGACCGAAGAAGAGTACGTGAAGCACGCAAACAAAGCCTGACGGTCAGGCGTGGTTTGAGTTGGTCTCAGTTTGAAAGGGCAGAACAATGGCCGTCACGGCAAATCAGGTGATCGAGAAGCGAGAAGGGCGACGCAGCTACCCAGTGGCAGCGTCAGTGCACATTTACGAAGGCACGTTGGTATTCCTGACGGCTGCAGGCTACGCCACGGACGTGACAGCGACCGGCGTAAATGGATTCGTTGGCGTTGCGGTCGGTGAAGCCGACAACGGCAGCGGCAGTGCCGGCGATCTGACTGTTGAGGTTTGGGCAGAGGGTGAATTCGTGCTGCAGGGCACCGGATTCGCGCAGGCAGACGTGGGCAGCAAAGTCTACGCTGAGGACAATTTCACGGTTGGCGTCAGCATCAGCACCGCATCCGTGCCGATTGGCATGGTGACGGAGTACATCAGCAGCACGAAGATTCGTGTTGACATCGATCCGGTTGGCGTTGGGGCGTTGCCGGTGGCACCGCTGACGACGATCACTCACACATCGCCCGGCACACCGGACTATGCGATTGCCAACACGACCAACAGCAGCCCGTTCGGCTTTTCCACACAGGATGAAGCCAACACTGTGTTGAGCGTTATTCGCAATCTTCAGATCCGTGTTGCCGATCTGGAAAACCGTGGTTCCTGATTGTTTGGTTTGACCGCATTTCATTTCTGTTTGAGGAGTTTTCACAATGGCACTTGATACTGCCAAGGCAATCGCGGCAAGCCGAGCACTCACCGCGAAGTTCAACCGTGAAGCGTCTGCCGTGCAGACATTCTATCCGTCAATTTGTACCGTGACGCCGTCCGATGGTGCAGACGAACAGTATGGCATTCTCGGTGCCATGCCGTCCATCCGCGAGTACCTCGGCGACCGCGTTTACAACAAGCTGCGCGGAGCCACCTACACACTCGCCAACAAAGAGTGGGAAGGTTCGCTGGAGATCGAGAAAAAGGACGTTGCGGACGACCGACTGGGGCTGTATGACGGCGCGTTGACCACACTGGCACAGCGAGCCGCGCGACATCCCGACAAACTGCTGATGAGTGCGATCGTGAACGGCGAAAGCACTGCCTGTTTCGATGGCCAGTATTTCTTCGACACCGACCACAGCTGGGGCAACAGCGGAAGCCAGGACAATGACCTGACCTATGCTGCCGCGACTGGCACCACTCCGACCATCGACGAGTTTCTGGGCAGCTACGAAGCCGCACGAAGCGCGATGATGGGATTCAAGGACGATAACGGCGAGCCTTTGCACGAGGACGTCATCACCGGTTTGAATTCCGGTATGCAGTTTGTGGCACTGGTTCCGCGTGGCCTTGAGACGATTGCCAAGAAGGCATTCAATCAGGTGCTCAACAACAGCGGTGGAACCAACGTTGTTCTCGATACGCCAGTTGTCGCGATGAGCACGCACCTGACGAACGCTGCCAAGTGGTATCTGCTGCGTGTTGACGTTCCTCTGCGACCGTTCATTTTCCAGCCGCGTGAAGCACTTGCTGCCAACGTCCAGGGCGCGGAAGACATGAACATGAAGCAGCTGCAGATGGGCACCTACGCACGCTACAACATCGGCTATGGTGCATGGTGGAACGCTGTGCTGACCACCTTCACATGATGGCGGTTTGATGAGCAACACCGCAGCCGACGGGTTACGGTGGCCTGTCTGCTGTCCGCCACAGCGGGCAGGCATTTTCTGGCGGCGGAATTTGCAAAGGTGAAGACATGGCACTGAAAAGCATCACGGTGAAACGCGGACCTGCTGCGAGCGGCAAGACGTTCGGGTTTCGCATCGGACCGAAAAAGCCGGGGAATCCATCTGCAGGCAAAATCGAGGTCGGTGAAGAACCGGTCAGGATTGACCTGCAGACCCCGCAGGCCTTGCGCATCAATCTGGAAAGCCAGGTCGGTGAATTGATTGTGAAGAAATATCTGGAGCGTGTGAGCGCCGAAGAAATGCCGGAGCAATCAGCGAGGGCCACGAAATGAGCCTGCGAGATCAGTTTGCACTGGACTGTGCAGCCATTCTGAACACCGACGAGCTGGGCGAAAACGCCACCTGGACAAAATCCAGTGGCGGCAGCCTGTCGCGGTGTGTCAGAGTGATTGAGCAGCCAGACCGGCAAACGATCCGCAGGGCGCACGTATGGACGCCTGCAGCGACAACCAGCGTATCTGTCGGCGATCTGTTTACGGTCAAGCGTGGAGCCGTTACGACGGTTTGGCGGGTGATGTTTACCGACCCGGCAGAGACGGCTTTGCAGCGGTCCTATTGCCACCTGCAGTTGAGTGAGTTTGTGACATTGAAGCAACGACGGGCAGCCACAGGGCCGGCAAAGGCCGAGCGGCAGTTTGTTGAGTCCGAGGTGGCACAGATCCGGGCGAAGTGGTTTCTGTCAAGTGCTGAGATATCTGCGACACAGTCCGGCAAACGTCGTGCAATGGCTGGCGAATACTACTGCATTCTGCAGAGCCTCAGAGATGTCAATGTGGCGGACACGGTGACAAATGCGGACGGCGAAAACTATCGGATTGATCGGGTTGAAAACCAGTTCAATCGGGTGGATTTGCCCTATCTGATTTGCA